TTGAGCGAACGCGACAAGCAACTGCATCTCGATTCGGTGTTCTGGGGCTACACGCCAGTGTGGTGGGATAAACCGCCTCTGATTAACGCCCGCGTCGAGACTGCGGCCACCAGCCGAATGTTTAAACCGCTATGGCAACAGGGCCGGGCGATCTGTTTTGCTGATGGCTGGTTCGAATGGAAAAAAGAAGGCGACAAGAAACAGCCCTACTTCATTCACCGGGCAGACGGCAAGCCTATATTTATGGCAGCGATAGGCAGCACGCCATATGAAAGAGGTGATGAATCGGAAGGCTTTCTCATACTGACCTCAGCAGCCGATAAAGGCCTGGTCGATATTCACGACCGTCGGCCACTTGTTCTGTCACCAGAAGCGGCGCGCGAATGGATGCGACAGGATATAGGCGGGAAAGAAGCGGAAGAGATTGCATCTGACGGCTCTGTGCCAGCTGAGATGTTTACCTGGCATGCAGTGACCCGTGAAGTGGGAAATGTAAAAAATCAGGGGAGAAAATTGATAGAACAAATAGATATATGATCTGATGTACTTTTGATGTGCACTTATATCTGATCCAGCATTATCTGATTTTAAGAAAGAAATATATTTGCAGCCATAGGACCACTAAGCCCATTTATACGATAGAATTCAACGCGAACACCAGGCTTTAACGTTTGGCTTTCGCTATTGCTTAATGCGGAAACATGTAAAAAAACATCTTTTCTGCCATCTGATGGGATGATTAACCCCTTTCCACTCTTGAAGTCAAAACTTTTGACGATTCCTGTCATTTTACGAGACAACTATTTTCCTATTTATAATAAAGATTTGACTATACAGGACCAGTTAGAAATAGCTATTTTTATTTTAACGGCCTTCTGGAAGGCTAAAATAAAATTTGCTTATTCATTCAACACGTGCCTTAATGGTTTGGCTGATTCGTTGCGATGATGAATCTAAATTTTCAAAAGCTACCCTCATAACCAGGTGTTATCTCTGATATCACCTCCTCTTGAGTCTATACGTGTACCATCATATATTTCTTTTCATGAGCTTGTTAGTTTGAAATTTTCAAACAGAGGTTATATGTCATCTAAAATAATCGGTCTTGTTAAGTGGTTTAACGACGATAAGGGATTTGGCTTTATCTCCCCACTCGATGGAAGTAAAGACGTTCTTGTTCACACTTCTTCTCTGCAGGGAGAAAAATTTAATACTCTCTTTGAAGGACAAAAAGTCAAATTCGCTATCATAGCTGGCACTAAAGGGCCAACCGCTGCCAATGTAACGCTCTGCGATAGATGATTTTTAAATGGATTACTTAAGCCAGCATGATTTTATCAGAGGCCAATGATTAGTCGGTACGCACATCATTACAACAGGCCAGCATATTTACTTACCATTAAGTTTGCTGACCGATGTGATGAAATGCAGGTCTGCTGCATGAACAGTCTAAAAGCAGAAGCTAACTGCTTATAAAACATTAAAGTGCGTAAGAGGTTAGGCAGCCTCCAAAAGCATCACTTCTTATTTATTGTATTACTGTTTTTTTAGAATCGCTGAGAAGATTTGAACAAAGCGCTGCAGTATGGGCACAACAACTGAGCCCCCTTTTGTACACGATTGTAACTATGTTCGGAATCTTTTGAGCAGATTGGACAAGGGCATTTTACTAAATAATTTCGGCGGGATTGAGTGTTTTTACGTGCAGTCATAGACTTCTCCAGTTCAAATGGACCGCTACAGTACACGTAAAGGCGGCATAATGCTTGTTTTAATTTCGAGAGAGGTGACATAACGTGAATAAGCCAAACCCTTTCGAACAGCATCGAATCTCAAAAAACTTTCAAATACAGTTGGATATATGAAAAAAGTAATCATTTTCTTTAATGGTAAACCAAGTAAAGTTATCACTGTACTTAAAGGCGTGACGTCAATACGCGAAGAATACCCTAATGGAGAAGAGGTAAACCTTCAGATCATGTCAGCCGGTTTTCCCTCTTTAACAGGTGACCATGAAGTTGTCTATGTTGCATCAGATCGAGAACTTACTTCTCAGGAAATACTAGATGCAGCCCAGAAGTATTTTTAATATCCCAGATACACAGGCAATACCAGTGTAAAAAATCATAATTACAATAGCATTGTTCATTATTACCGCCTGCTAAACGCAGGCTTTTTTTTAAGATTGCATACGATAGAATCCGTTAAATCAAAAAAGCAAGTAATATTGTATATTTAACCAACACACCGCTTCATTCGGCTAATCATGCACACGAGACCCTTATGCAAATCATAAGTTACAAGGTATTAATAATTATTGAAACGAATGAGTTTGATCAAAACCCCCCTGTTCTAATTTTAAAATTCTTACATGACCGCGAATACTCAGATAAGTCTGAAAGAGGAGTTAAATTTCCAGTAAACACATACATTGGGTTGGAAAACCAAGCAGTCTTAGAGTGGGAGTCTGAAAAAGATGGTGCAGACAAGTTAAAACAAAGACTTTATGGTAAACTTAATAGAATCAGAAAATTAGAGAAAAAACCCACTACGGTTTTTTTAATGATTTCCCCTAAAGAAAAGACGCTTTCCTTTGTATCCAGACTCAAAGAGAAAAAATCACATCTACAGTGATTTAGCATAAAAAAACAGACAAGATATTGAATATGTGATGTTTTTATAGCTTATGTATTTGTCATAACTTTCTCTTGCTTCTAATTATATCTTTATGTAAATCTCTTGATAAGAGCAGCCTACCAGTATACTTAAACTCGTTCGCAAGAATAGTTTTTTAGCGTTCATTCAGTCACTTCGCAGATGATTGGTTCTGATTTATCACATTAGGGTTACCAACCATAACTCGCATTGCATTCGATGGATTTCGGAACTGAATCCCCTTCCATCTCCTTTCCGTCACATTTTTTACTGTTCGGAACGTTCGAAGATTCCTGCTGTCCAAAATATACTCTAATCAGAAAAGGTACTCATGGAAATGCTTATCACCTTTACTATCGTAGCTTTAGTTCTGGCTTTAATGACACTCAGTTTGGTAAAAATAGGAATCAGTGTATCTAACAATCCTGATTAACTGTAATATGTAGTCAAGTCTCAGTAACAGCCTTATTCACTGGGAATTTCTTATAAAGAGTGCATACTGCAACGTCATAAATTATCGCCACCTGCTTCCTGTCTACGCCGTTCGCTATCAACCGACCTGCCTGAGCCCATTGCTCCTGGGTAAGCTTGGGACGCCTTCCGCCGATTCGTCCTTTCTCACGAGCTGCGGCCAGACCGGCCCGGGTGCGCTCCACAATCAACTCCCTCTCCATTTCCGCCAGGGCTGACATAATATGAAAGATGAAGCGGCCCATCGGGCTTGAGGTATCGATGCTGTCAGTGAGGCTCTTAAAGTGGATGCCGCGCTGCCGGAGTTCGTCCACCAGCAGCACCAGATTCCGCATGCTGCGCCCAAGGCGATCCAGCTTCCAGACTACCAGCGTATCCCCCTCATTCATCGCCTTAAGAAGCTTTTTCAACACTGGCCGGTTCGCCACTGTTCCGCTCATTTTTTCTTCGAAAATCTGCTCACATCCTGCGCGTTCGAGCGCTTGTCGCTGAAGATCCGTATTTTGGTCATTTGTTGACACCCTTACGTAGCCAATTTGCATATTTTTCACCCAGTTATTTCTGCAAAAAAATCAGGTGAAGTTATCGGCCAGGCCGCTCGAGAGCAATCTATAAAACGTCGGTTTGGGAAACAGCGCCACAAGGAACGTTGGCGCAGCGGCGGGAACAGTGGCCGCTGGCGATGATTCGCGGTTGAATACTGTCGATAAAAAAACAGGAGGAAATGTTACCGGCAATTTGATGGTAACTCAGGGTAATAGTATTGGAGTATCCACGCAGGAAGGTGGTGATAAGACTGTTAAGCTATACAACATCACAGGGGATGGAACTTCAGGCAGTTATGTAAACGCTGTGGGAGGGGCCTGGTATGGCGGGAACTGGTCTCTTGGCGGCGTTCGTGGAGGCGCGTCTAATTTAGACAGAGCGCAGTTAAATGTTAATAGCGGAACTGGAACGGCGGGGTCATTTTTATTTTACCCCGATGAAAGATTCAAATCATCTTCGTGTGGAGCTGATGGGGCTGGTTATGGTGGCTCCTGGTCAGACATTAACACTTGGCAAAGAAATATCTCTTTTTTCAGGGGTAACGTAGATGTTAATAATGATGCTGGTTTTATTCCCTTTGCCCGCTGGCATAGTCAATGCAGTGGCGGATATTCTTCAACGGTAGGGCTTGGCTCTATAGCTACCGGGCCTAGTTCGTGGGCGGATGTAGCAATAACAACACTCGGGGATGGTGGCTCTGCCGGACAGCGTATATTTCAATTCACGACAGCAAACGGTGATATATATGCCAACGCTGGTGGTAATCTTGCTGGCAACTATATTTTCCAGAAGCAGCCTAATTGTGATATTTCGCTGAAGCACGATATTAAATATGATGATGGTTATCAGTCATACGCGAATATAAAGAAACTCCTGCCAGCAACTTACATCTACAACGATGACCCTCGTGAGAGAGTTCGTCGGGGTGTAATTGCTCAGGACGTCATGAAGATTGACAGCGAGTACGTCAAACTGGTACCTGCATCACCGGCTTTCGATAGTGAAGGCAACAGGATTGATGCTGATGATACGTTGGCGCTTGATACGAACGTCATTATGCTTGATACCGTGCTGGCCCTGAACTACGTCATCAAGAAGCTGGAGGCTACACAGAACGAGCTGGAGGAGCTTAAGCTAAAAATAGCGGCATCATGAAGCCTGAGCATTCGGCTGCAGCCCGTTCCGGCAAATGACGGGCTGCATTTTTCAGTGACCTTACTCTTTTACAGGGACTCTCGTTGTATCTTTCTGTCGTTGATTCCAGATGCTGTCCGCGGGCATTTCCACTCGAATACTGACAAACTGGTCACGCGGAATATCGACCGGATCGCCATCGTTAACACCCAGTAATTCATTTCTGGCGAACTCTGGCGCTGCAGGATGCGTGCGGTGAAAGGTTTTCACTAACAATGAACCATCAGCATAAACCTCATAATCCAGCCAGATTAGGGGCTGTTTATTGCGGTCTGTGGGGATATCAAAACCACCATCAATGCCGCCCCATGCGGCGTCCGAGTTTAGCCCCTCACAGCCTTCAACCAGATATTCACCTGTGGCCAGACGGGTTACAGTACAGCCCTCTGATTCATCATTGGTCAGGTATCTGCCATCTGAAAAGAGTTTAATCACAGGTGAGGCAGCTTTCAGTGTTCCATCACTGGACTTTGTGGTATTGCCGTTATGATAAACTTCTAGCCACCCAGAATCGATGCCATCAGCCATCGTCATCCATGCGAATCTTTTTCCTCCCATCGAGAAAGCAGAAAATGATTGCTGGGAAACATCATTTGGACCATTTCCATAATTGCGTTCCGATATTCTAATTCCCATAGAATAGAATTTTGGCCCGCCTGAAGTTGATGGAGACATCATTATAAATCTGCTACCTAATGATTTATCCCATACATCACTAATTACCTGCGCTGAGCTACTCCCCAGGCCAAATGCCCCCACCTGCATTACATTTCCAGCGGCTGTTCCCACGTCCTTCGTGGCGCTACTTCCTAAGCTGGCAATCTTGTCGAATCGCGAATCGTTGCCTGCGGCCACCGTTCCTGCAGCCATTCCGACGTTCCTAGTGGCGCTGTCTCCCAAACCGAGGTTTGTTCGAACGTCTTCCACCTTCGTTGCGCCGGTACCGCCCTGGTTAACCGGCAAAGCTCCATTGCTCCCCTTCTGCAGTAATTTCCCAATGGCCGGGATTGATAAACTGGTGCCATTGATCGTGACGGTGATGTTTTGGTTGGAGTTCGTGGTTGCGAATGTCTCCCACGCGCCAATATTCTCATCGTATTCCTTGATGAGCTGCGACATTGCCTGAGCCAGTCCGTCGACGGAGATAATGTCTGACACCATAATGGCGTATTTCTGGCCGCTCAGTGCCGGAGAAGCAGCTGGAGTAACCGTCAGTGACGTAGCGCTGTCCACGCTTGATATCTGAAACACCTGAACCGGGCTCGACAGCACTAAGATCGTCTGGCCCGCGCGAATCTGGTTGGCTGACGCCGTCCAGTTAGTACCCGTCCCGGTGGCGGTATTTCCGTTGATAGCAATGGTTCCAGTGTTATAAAGCATGAACTACCTCACGATAATAACGATCGTTTAAAGCGATCAATAATGTAAAATTGATCGCCCTTATCAATCTGACTATTTTTTAAACTCGAATAAAATGGATATTCCCGCAGATACAGGAATGTAGAAATGAAACGATTATTCGCCGTGGCACTTTTGCTGGCGGCTGGCTGTGCCGATAAAGACAGAGACTATGCCTTTAAAATGGATTACCCGGTGGATGCGGCGCGCTTATCTCTGGGGGGAGATATTCACGTAAATATCGACTGTGCCACGAGGGAAGTTAACGTAATTTCAGACAGCAGCAATGGCATTTTCAGCCGACATATAAATAAGCGGATCAGCAATATCTGTTATAAGAAAACAGATAAGCTTGATGTCGTATACCGCTTCGAACCTGCAAAAGGTGTGAAGCAAGACATGATCGCTACTCAATACCCACGCGTCCCTCCAGCATCAAATTCCGACAAACTGAGCGATGGGAATTCGTAACCCTCTCCCCTGAAGTATCTGGCTCCAGTTGCGCTGATTTTTGGATATATACCTGCCCTGCAGCTGTGAGCCAGTCCATTTTAAAGCGATCCCTGAGTAACCAGTCGCCCCACCATCATCACTCAGATTTCCCGGACAGTTGTTAACCAAAATCCACGGGTTAAAGCCGAGGTTTATCGCAAAGGTATTGTTCTGCAGATCATAACTGGCTGGCACATCAAAAAAACCAACTACCCTGGGCATATTCGATGCTGATGCTGCACTCCAGATAAGGTTTCCACCGGCGTCGAATACATCAAGGTAACCGCTCTGCATTCCAATATTTCGCGTCGTCCGTATCATCCTCCCTGCATTATCTTCAAGAAGATCGGCGCCGGGTAAACCATACTTATTTGCATCCAGTTGAAGCCAGCGTAAATTCCCGTCATTCCAGAATTGTTGCTGGGTAAATCCCAGCGTGCTTCCGTCACCAAACGGACTGTCTACCCGGTAAAACCCTTTTTCAGTCACAGCCCCCAGAGAACGCTGATCATAAAAAAGGGTGGACCTGTTTTGCGAATCGACGAGCAACTTGCCGGCACTGTTATAAACTTCGAATCCGCTCATTGAAAGTTATAAACCTCAACTGTGAAAGTGAATGCAGGACTACCAGTGGTCGGTAAATAGAATGCAGTGAAGCCGCCATTAAAAGCGCGGCAGTAATATTCATTTGCAGTTACGCCAGTTGTTACAATGGATATAAATGAACCATCCTGGGTGATACCGGAAAATGAAACGTCTTTCGCTGTTTCCCCGGCAGCAAATGTTACTGTTGCGCTTCCAATATAGCGGATAGCATAATCACTTAAATCAACGGCAATACGCCCTGCTCCGTCCCAGCATTGCAACCCCTGTGGCATTACCATAACCCCATTCTGACACGCAGCACGTTGTTGCTGTCGTAGATTTGAATGAGCGTGCTGGATATCAACATCCTGCCGCCGCCGCCCACACCGTTAATTTCAAACGTTCCCCCTTTATCAAGCTTCCAGCCTACAGAGCCAGCCACATAGTTATTCGACTGGATATAGTTACCGATTTTGGCGTTCTCAATGGTACCGTCCTGAATGAAGCTGGCCCTGATGAACGTCTGACCATTCTGGATCACGAATGGTAACGCCACGCTGTTTCCGGCAGCAGTGGTAACAGCAAAGCGGTCGGCCAGGAAGATTACCTGTGACTGCATGCCGGAGGGTGTATTCTGAACCCCAATACCCATCCCGGCAGCGTAATACTGCCCGTTACTGGTTACGCCCACCTTGATGTTGTACATGGCACTGAGGTTACCGTTTACATCTGCGATAGCCTGTGCGTTGACGTTTATCGCGGCGCTGTTTTCGCCAGATTTAACAGTCAGGGTGTTAATTTTTGTCGCCGATGCCTGTGTGAAATCAGCAAGAGTTTCTGTCAGGTCCGTTGAGTTAGAGATATTGCCACCAGCTTCTGCATCCAGCGTGACCAGCGCGCGCGCGACCGCCTGGCTGGCATCGGCAATCGTAGTATCCACTCTGTCAATACTGGCGCTGTTCCCGGCGTTCGTGGCGGTCTGCGAGCGACGGCTTACCACCTGCGCCAGCCCATTCTGAATAATCGCAATTGCCGAGTTCTTTACCCCGCCCGTCATGCCGTCCATCGACACAGAAATCTCGTCGATCTTCACTTCGGCCTGCGCCAGCCCGTCAGCGTTCTCCTGGATGTCTTTCGCCTGCTTCTCCAGCTCGTCGGCATGCTTTTTGATGTCATCCGCCATGCCTGCAACTTTTTCGTTGCTATCCACCGCATTCTCGAGAAGGTCTTTGAACGTTTCCGACTCTTTCATGTCCTCCAGAATGTCATTGGTTATTTCGCTGACATCTATCGAGGACGTGCCCATGACCCAGTCGGTCCAGTCACCGGCATTTCCGATACGGTCAATCAGGCGCGCGCGGTACCACTGGCGAACGCCAGCAGGCATGGGGCCATGCTGATAATCTGCAGCCGGGTACGGCACCAGGACCAGCAGTTCAGGATTGGCGTAGTCAGAGGTTGTGGCGCGCTGAATCTCTGTATAGGCCGTGTCGCCTGAGCCATCCGGAAATTTCCAGGTCAGATCGATATGCCAGACCACATCTTCGGTCGCCAGGAAGTTGAGCGGGGTACCCGGTTTTCCCGTTTTTCCGGAAAGGTACGTTGTTTCGGCGTATCCCCATGGTGACGACGTATCCTGCGCATTCAGCGCCCGGACGCGCACATCATAGCTACCTGAATAAATGCCCTGAACCGAGAACCCCTGCGCGCTGGTAACCGGAACGTTGATCCAGTCTCCGTTATCCTTGCGCCACTGGGCAACGTATCGGATTGCGCCCTCAACCTTGTCCCATGACACGTCAAGGCTTGCTACCGTCAGACCCTGAGACACATGATCGCTCTCAGTCACCACGATATTCTTCGGCGCAGACAGGACGCTTATCGGCGTGACGGTGATCGGGGGCGACTCGATCCGAACGCCGTCATCGATGTAACGGTATTTGTTTGGATCGTGCTGAACGGCCGTAATTGTGAAACCGCCTGTGCTGTCATCGTTGGCAGCGATTGAAGTGACCCGGAAGTACTGTATCGCGAGGTTATCACTGTCTATCGCCCATACAGCACCAGCGGCAGGTGCCTGACTGAAGGCCGTAGCCACCGTCACCGTTATTTTATCGGCGCTCACGGCGCTGATTGTCCGCGTCTGGGCTTTTCCGTCGGGAAGGTTAACCACCAGCCGGTCTTTCGCCGTGTAATCTATTTCTCGATCCAGCGTAATCTGGCGGCCATTGACCGCCACTATGCGGCCCCCGTTCTCCTTTCCGGAACGGAAAGGATCGGCGACACCGATAATTTCAGCGGGCAGAGGAATATAGCCGTCCAGCCCCACCCCAAACGATACGGTCCCGTCTTTGGCATTGGAGAGTAATACCCAGCGACCGCGCCGGTGCGCTTCACTTTGCGAGGTGCAGCCGATTGCGGTCAGGGACGTTTGCCTGACGTCGTAACGCTCTACAAGCTCTGAATCGTAGACCCCCTCAACGGTATCGCTGTAATGGTTCTGCGGATCAGACCAGGACACGAGGCAGGAGCTGTAGCGATTCTTGTATGAGCCGCCCGCATAAGTAAACAGCCCATCGATAACGTTTGAGGCGTTATAAACCCAGTCAACATCGTCCTGCGGGACGTCTGCCTGGACATAAATCTGATCGTTGCCCCAGAACGTTATTCCACGAAATACCGCGGCGAGATCGTTAAGTACCTGCCAGGCGTCCTCCTGGCTCTGAATGAAAACGTTGCAGGTGAAACGCGGTTCGGTGCCACCGGCCCCGTCGGAAACCATTTCGTCACAGTACTGGGCGATTGAATACAGCGCCCACTTATCCACCATGGACGCATCCACGCGCGTGCCCATGCCGTAAATCTCATCCAGAACCAGATCGTAAAAGATCCAGGCAGGGTTATTGGTCCAGGCCATTTTGAACCCGCCGGACCATGAACCAGAATAGGTTCGGGTTATCGGATCGTAATTATCCGGAACCTTAATCAGCTTGCCTTTTATCTTACAGGTCACTTTCGGCGCGCTGCCGTTGAACTGGCTGCTGTCCACTTCGACATACAGGAGCGCGGTTAAAGGATAACGAAGCTTGCTGTCGATGACTTCCGCATACGAAAACACCTTGAAGGCGTTAACCAGTTTCGAATTTGATCCGCTGGCATCAGCCGTAATACGCCTGACCCTGACAGACCAGCCGGACGTGGATTTTGGCAGATCGATACGGTGGTCACGCTGATATTCCGTCGTGGTCTTTCCGTCAAACTTGCCGTTTACAACCGTTTTCCAGGTGCCGCCGTCCGTTGATAAATCGATCGCATACTCGGTAACCGTGCCCACCATATCGCCGTTATCTTTATAGAGATACTGGACCGGAAGGCTGAGCTTGATGCGGATGGCATCCAGGGAAAGGTTGGTAAACTGGCGTGTCCAGGGGGCGGTGGTGGTGACAGTTGTGCCCACCGCCAGCTCGTTATCGACCTGGGGCATCCCGGCAATATAGGTCTGGTCCTGTGTGCCTTTGCGGAACTCCCATTTCACGCCGCTGAAGTTGTATTCCCCGCTGTCGTTTGCCAGCGGCGTATCGTTGAGAAAAATGTTCTGAGCGGTCAGGTCGCCCTGTATTTCCCCCTCAGAAACGGCAATGAGCATTTTTAACTTTGCGACCGACAGCAGATCGTCTGGCTGCTCAACCGGAGTATGGGAACTGCCACCTCCCCCTTTGGCACCCTGCAGGATGGTTTCTTGTTTAAGAAGCTGCATTTTTTCACCCATAAAAAAAGATGCCGAAGCACCTTTAAGTTAGTGGCCGCTGGCCTACTGCTGATCGCTCGAGTACATACCGGCGCTGACTATCGCTCCCCCTGCCTCGATAAGACCGTAGGCCAGGGGGACAGGATGCCCCATAGCGACGGTATTGACCGGCGCCCCGAAGGCGTAGTTAGGCGTGTTGTCCGTGCTGGAGGATTTACCCGCGCCGAAGGATGGCTGGGGCGTGAGCATCTGGACAACGCCACCCAGCATCATTGACACCCCGACCCCGGTCAAAATTGACGTGGCGCTGATGGCTGTTGCACTCATCGCAGCCCCCCAGGCTGCCATACTCGCACCGGCGGTAAAGAATGCAGCGACCAGCGCAACGGCACCGACAACTATCTGCAGGACGCCCGAATTTTTGGCCCCCTCATAAACGGGCACGATCCGGTACACGCTTCCACCGCGGGTCATATCAAACTCTTCCAGCCCGATATTGTTGTCACCGTTAAAAAAGGCGAAGCGGATCCCCTTCATATGAGCTTCCGACATATATTTTTTGAATCCGGGAACCTGTGAACACATGGCCCTGAGCATTTCGCGCAGGTCGGTAACATCAAACTGAACGCGTTTACCGAATTTTTTAGCCATTTTCCCTTCGAGAATAAGCGTCTTAACCATGCATTCGGTCCTTATGCCTGACCACCCGGACCGTTCTGTCGCGATAATATTTTCCATAAGGCGTTCGCGAAGAAAGATGCCCGAACAGATGATGGAGAATGATGTTGTCACCCACATATACCGCGGCGTGATTTGTCACCGATGCCTGCACACTCATCATGATGATGTCCCCTGGCTGCATTGCACCGGCGGCAATCTCAACGAATCCCTCGCGCTCCCAGTTGTCGTCGTAGAGCCGCTCCTTGCCACTCTCCCACCATTCGTAAGGTACCGAATAGTCCCCGAGAACAATGCCGTATTCGCGCAGATAATATTCACGGATTAGCGACCAGCAGTCCGCGTAACCCAGCACCCACTGCCGCCCGGCATAATCCCGGTCTTCACGCGGGGAGATCGTACAAAAGTCCCCGTCCGGCCAGGACATGATCCCCCACTCAATACCCGACCAGTCGCACTGGATCCGGTCCAGCTCTGAGGGCACCAGCCGAACCACATCCGGATGGGAATGAATGAGCATGATGATCTCACCGCGCGCGCGGGCAGCGAGCTGGTCTTCCGGGGAGAGCGTGAATGTCTCCTCGGGTTTATCGGCAGCGTTGCGGCAGGGAATATAGATTTGCTGCTGGCCTGACTGAACAATCAGGCCGCAGGCTTCTTTGGGGTATTCAGCAGCGACGTGCTGACGGATAGCATCCAGCAATTTTTCACGCATTTTTATTTCCCCTGCAGGTTTGCAGCCGGAAAACCGCCGAACGGCAGCGGCGCGTCCGGGCCGTGACGATCCTGACAATCCTGCCGGCGGCCGCCACAAACATCTTTCGACGGGTCATCGGTCGGCGTACCGTCTTTGGTAAAGTATTTCGTGCCGTTGTAATCGCATCCGGTCCCGCTTCGGTACCAGCCCCGCATACACCAGGTGCAGACAGGCGTAATCTGCCGTGTCGGCAGCTGCAGGCTCTGAATATCGAAAGGAGAACACAACTCGAAATCAACCTGTACCCGCGTCTCTGCGGTTTTAGCATTGACGTAAAAGAGCTGTACGCGCTCATCAGCAGGGCTGGCACCCGGATTACCGTTTTTCCAGTTGGCGGCATCGAGATACTTCGAAAGCGTGGTATGGATTTTGACCTTAGCCCTGACCAAATCGTCATATTCAAGACACAGCGCGGTGACATAGTTTCCGACGTTCCCGACGGACAGCGTGGGCGTTGGCTGGGAACCTGTACTTGATAACTCCATCCCCTTCAGTTCGTAGGGATGGGGATCGTACTGGTTTCCCTGCCAGATAATGGCGGGCAGATTTTCTGCGGCGAAGGCTGCCCACCCCTCTTCCTGAATATTGTGCGCATGAAAACGCAGCACCTGATCCATACCGAATTCAGTGCCGTCGATCTCAATCAGCTGAATAACGCTGCCGGGCTCAAGCTGTTGGATGTCTGCCGTAAAACTCATACTCCCCCCATAAAAAAAGCCGCCCGGAGGCAGCCTTCAGTGTTTGTCGAGAAAATCAGGGCGCGAACGCCTGTTCAAAAGTGAAGGCCACAGTGGCTTTTTTCCCGGTAGGGAAAAAAACGCTGAACGAATCGGCCTTCATTCTGAACAGCTTTTTTTCACCCCATGGCGTGGTCCACCAGAACGATTTAGTAACGTGAGACATCAGAAAAGCGCGCAGCGCAGCCGCCTCCTGTCTGGTGCCCGTCCAGTCCAGGTTCCACGTTTCCTGTTTGTCGTTGATCCCCATCCCTGCTATCTGTTTGTAGCCATCCCCGAACTGGGCCTGCAGCGTTCGGGCAGTTTCAGTGCCCTGCGCTGTTTTTCGCGTGCGCCAGGTAAACGTGTCTGTCACGGTGTCCTCCTCGAATAAAGCACGCCGCCCGCGGACATTTCTTTTTTCAGTCGTTCGGTGATTGTCTGCTGAACAATCGCCTGAAGCTGTTTCGCCGTCCCCGTGGCGTTCGCCTGATTTATGCTCCCGTCACTCCCCTGCTGGCTGATGCTGACTGGGGCATAAACACTGATCCCGCCCATGCCAGCACCGGCTGCGCTCCCGCCGCCGACCAGACCACCCGAGGCATACCCGCGCATCAGGCGATAGAGATTAGCCACGCCGATGCGGCTGGTTGATTCTTTGGTGAAGACGAATTCCCCGCGGTGAACGATACCGGCTGGCTCGTACTTGCCGCCGTGCCCGGTAAAACCGCCCACGTCAAAACCCTGTGGCCGGTATGACGGGACCGCGAATGACTGACCTGCAGAGGTGGTTTTCGCCCCGCCGCTAACCCAGCCCATTGCGCTCTGGATGGTGTAAGCCACCAGCAGCTGGTTGATAACAGACACTATCATTTTAAGGATCGAGCTGGTGAAGTCCCTGAAGCTCGCCTTCCCGGTTGTCGTCAGGCTGGTAAGCTGGCCCGCCAGCCCGCTGAACGTAGCCTGCGAAATCTGCTGAACAGAGCTGAAAACGTTTGTCGCTGAATCCTGATATTCGGCCCAGCCCTGTTTCGCACCGGCCAGCCAGTTTGCGCGCAGGGCATCTTCAGCCTCGAACGTCGCCCTTTGCTCTTCGAGAACCTTTTGCTGCGCCTGAGGGTTGTACGAATAGCTTTCGCTGAGACGCTGCAGCGTAGTTTGTCGCCCGGCTTCCCGGGTGGATACCCCCTCAGACTGAGCCTGCAGGCCCGCCCTGGCGGCTTTTTGCTGCTGCTCAAACTTCACGGCCTGATCGGCCAGCTGGTTGAGCTTTTGCTGGCTGGCAACCTTATCGCCCAGATCGGCCAACTGCCGCTTGTACTCGAGCGTTTCTTCCTTGTGCGCCAGCAGGGATTTTTCCTGCGCCGTAAGCTGACGACGCCCCGCGGCCTCCTGCAGAACGGTGAACTGAATTTCAGTCTGCCAGAGATCCTGACGCTGTTTGCTTATGACGTCGTTCACGCTGGTATGCTGCTCAAGCGTTTTAAGCTGGGCCTGAAGGGTGAGAAGTTCGGCCTGCGCCTTTTCCTCGGCTTTATCCCCGGCGGGCGTTGAGTAGCTTTTTCCTTTCGGCGTTTTTGGATCCTTCCACTGCTTTTCAATCCCGGCGCGGGCAGCGGCAATGTCCTTTTCAGTCCACAGCGTGGCGACACCGTCTTTCGCATCCTGGCGGTTTTTCTCAATAAGCTGACTGAGCTTTTTCTCTGCTGAAGCCCGCTTTTCTGCCGCCGTCGCGCCGGACTCCACCAGCTGGTTAAACTGCTGCTGGTTGCGGATTGCCTGAGCCTGCTGGTCCGTCCGCATTTTTTCCCGCGCGGCTGCCAGCCCTTCCTGGGCGTATTGCTGATCGGCAAGATCGTAAGCCTGCTTTTTCAGCTCCACCTGCTGGCGCGCGTTTCTCAGCCTTTCCGCATCCGCTTTCTGCAGAACGTTGTTACCGGCATAATCCGGGTCGACTTTAAGATTGCTGGACAGCGCGCGGTACTCTTTCTCTGCTGCCTGCCATTCAGCAAAAGAGTCCTGGCGCTTCATCGCGGAGTCAGGATTACGCCCTATGCCAAGCATCGCATCCCATGCGCCGGAGGCGGCATTCTTCACCCAGTTCCAGGCTTTTTCGAGGGAGCCAAGATTATCCTCGACCGCCCCGGCGCGCTGAATGACCGCGTCGGAATATGCCCGCATGGCCAGCTCGGCAGCTTTCTGCGAATCCCCCAGCGCCTGAGCAGAAGCAATCTGCTCATACTGGGTGGCTGTCAGGAAATGAAGGGAATCGTTGAGCGTCGCGACCGCGTTAACCGGATCATCCCTCAGGCGTTTAAACTGATTTATGGTTTCGTCAACGGCCTGCCCGGTAGCCTGCTGCAGCCTGGCGGCAACATTGCTGACCATGCTGACGTCATTCCCGCTGAACGCGCCGCTGCCAACGACCTGTGCCAGCACGCCTGCAGCGGCATGCTGCGTGATGCCATTACCGGCCAGCGAGCGCGCCAGCGCCTGAAGCTGCCCTGACGTTTTCCCCGCGTAGTTCCCGGTCAGGATCAGCTGCCTGTTAAATTCCTCAGACTCTTTGCTGCCGTCATACCAGGCCTTACCCAGCCCGAATACCGCCGCGGCAATCCCACCAACCAGGCCGGCGATCCCCAGGCCGCGCAGCGACAGCAGCTGGTCTATCCATCCTGCCCGGTTCGCCAGCGTGATCCCGGAGCCGCGCAGCGCACCGAAGTTACCGCGCATGACCTCGCCGATAAGTACCCCCAGCTCCTGCCGGGCAGCAGCACTTTGCAGCCCCAGACCGTGCGTGGCCACTTTGGCAGCTTCAAGCTTGCGGATATAGACCTCAGCCGCATCGCTGGCACCGACCTGCGCCGCCTTCATGCGCAGCAGCTCGATACCGGAGAGCTTTTGCTCTGCAACCTGTTGCTTCAGCTGGCTGAGGAATCGCGTGCGCGCTGCGGCCGATTTTTCCTCCACGATCTGCAGTTCTTTTTGCCGGGCCGTGGTGCGGGAAATAAGGGCGAGATAATCCTGCTGGGTGATATTGCCCTGTGCTCTGGCTGCGCGAAAGCGCGCCTGCACGTTCGCAAGCGACTGTGTTTCACCATTGAGCTGGCGAACGCCGTCAATCTGGCGGAAAAATGATGCCGCCAGTTCATCCTGTCGACGGGCAAGCGCTGCGGCCTGCCCGTCATTCTCACGCATGCGCTGATTAAGCTCGGTCACGCGGCGGTGTGTTTCATCAACGGACTTTGAAACGTTCTGCCAGTCTTTGGTTAGCCCTTCCGTTGCGGCCGACTGGCGGGATTTCATATCTGCGGCAGCCGCCGCGCCAGCGTCGCCCACGGTTTTAAACGCAGCCGCCTGCCGCTCGGAAGCGCGCTGCATTCGCGTCTGGACTTTTTCAGAGTCCTCAGCCATCCCGGTCAGCTGGCCCTTTATGCGGGCAACCTGCTCACTAAACGTGGCGCTGTCGACGTCAAGGTTGATGACCAGATCGCTAATCTGCTGGGCCATATCGGATACCTCCTGTTATCCCCTCAGCTGCGGCCATCAGCGCATCATCATCCGGCTCGTCATCGCTGATGACGATACCGGAAGGAGAAAGCAGGCTGAAATGTGCGGGGGTAAGTTCCGGGTCGCGGAAGAAAAGAGTGGAGATGGAATAAAGCAGCTCTGAGAAATGCGCATCGAGCTGCGCGTCCTGAAAATAATGATCCCGGTAGAACTGGTGCCAGTCGCCCAGCTCACTGGAAGTCATTCCAGCCAGCATGGCGCGCCAGTCGGGTCGCCCGAACTCGCGCGCCAGATTCAGGACAAACTTCAGCTCGCTGGCAAGGACTTTTCCGCCGTAACGGGTTCAGCGCTTTCGGCCTCCGCTGAGGCATCCGGATCGGCAACATTGTCATCCTCAACCGGAACGAGCATGCCGGAGAGCAGCTTTATTTCCATTTCTGCTTTACCGATCGCCTCCGGCGGCCAGCCGCTAAGCACCTGCTGATAAAGCGTTTCCACATCCGTGCCAGCCGGATCGTTATGCCACAAAGACATCGCGATCAAACGCGCACCGCAGCGAATATTTGAGCCTATCAGCCTGGCCGTCATTTCCTGATCGCTGATGCCGTCGCTGTCAGCGCTGACGGCCTTTTCCTCTGCGGCCATAAACGTGATGTACTCAATACGCTGCAACGCCGACAGCTCGAAGATGGTCAGGGATTCTGTTTGCCAGGTGAACTTCTCTTTTTTCAGAAACATGCGTCCTTCCTTACGCTGCAGTTACGGTGACTTTGCAGACCGCAACGAAATTACCGTCGCTGGTCATAACAATAACGTCAGCGGTGCCTGCCGCCACGCCGGTGACGGTGATCGCGTTGCCGCTAACGGTGACCGTTGCTTTTGCCCCGTCGGAGGTTGCCACGCGGAACGAGGTATCTGAGGCACTGGCAGGGTTAACCGTCACATTGAGCGTTGTGGTTGCGCCGACGGCCACGCTTGCCGTGGCTTTATCGAGCGTAACGCCGGTCACGGGGATATTCGGGGTCCCGCTTTCTTCTGCCAGCTCCGGCTTGCCGGTATTGGTGATTTTCGCTGTACGGGTAATGACCTCTTTTGCCGGAATGGCTTTACCCAGGCTACTGCACCAGCCGCGGAAAACGTCGACGGTACCGTTCGGGTATTTGATTTTGTAATAGCGTACTGAGCCATCAATAAACCATGCGACAAGGTCTTTTTGCCCTTCTTCGCCCGGCTTCCAGGCGAGGGTGAACGAGGTATCGCCAGCAGATTTTGCCCCCTGGGCCGTCGCGTTCCAGTCGGCATCCTCGTCGTCGAGGTAAGTGTCGTCATACGATTCGGCGGTCATTTCGCCCGGCGTCAGCTCTTTAATTTTCGCCAGGCGGTTCCAGTCGATATCCGAGAGTGGGTTAGCGAAAGCGTTGCCCGTTCCGGTGTAAAGCCAGAGGGTGGTACCGGCACCTTTCACGGGAGCCAGCGGGTTTGGAGTAGGCATAAGTACCTCTTAAATTGAATAGGTGATTAAGTACGTGAAATCGACTGAACCCCAGGTGGCCATTTCATCATCCCGCTGATAGTCATAACCCTGCGGGGTGAACGTCTCGACCAGTTCGGTCAGACCCGGGATGAAGGCCATTGCCGGATACACTTTCTCTTCCATCCAGGAATCAAGCGCGCTGTCGGGGCTGGAGGCTTTAAGAAATACCTCGATGTGAACAACCGCCTGCCACGAATCTTCGTCAAGCGAATCGCCGGTGTACTCCGCGTCAGAGAGGTATACAGCCACGGCAGGGAGATCCTGCTCTTCAAGAAAAACAGGGCGCCCGTCAAACCAGGTGACCGTGTCGGTGATCTCGGCTTTCAGTTTTGCCAGAATGGCTGCACGAATTGCGCTGTGTCTGTTCATCGCTTCAGGTGGATCCTCAGTTGGTTTTTCAGGGCTGCGGAAAGTTCTTTGGGCATATCGCTTTCAATAAGGCGCTTTGAAATAGCGGTGAAGGCCACGGTGAGCGGTGTCTCAAGAGGAACTTTGACCACATCAATCGGATAACGGGCCTGACCTACGCGCCGCATGACCTGCCAGCGCCCGTTCGAGAGCTGTTGGATAAAAGCGTTACGAAAGGTATAGGGCCCGATTTTTAGGACGCTGCCCGCTCCGTTTCTGGCCCCTTTTTTACGCGATAGCCGGACGCGCGCCGTGCCGAGCTTTATCGCAGGAAGATTACCGCGGTTGATTTTTATCGACGCGACCGGGCGATCGTGACGGGCCTTGCGCAGACGGGAACGCTGCCGGACCAGACGAACCGGAAGCCCCTTTTTCCGGTTATCATCAACTGTTGCTTCTTTCGCTACAGCTTTGCTCCCCTGGCTTATCGTTCTGCTGGCCACCCGGTTAAGTGCTTTTGCGGTTGCCTCAGGAACGATCAACCGGCTGAGGCTGTTCAGGTTCTGAATAGCCCTTTCCAGTCCTTTCACAGACATAGCGCCTCCTCATTCGAGATGAATGCGGGGTTTTCCGTTGAACATGTCATAGCGGGTAACGGTCAGGTTCTTACCGTCGTAATCGACACTGTCGTTTCGGCGTGGCTGGTAAAGCTCAGAGAAAACCACCAGCGAAGTACCTGTTCCCGACAATGGCCCCATTTCCTCGAGCTGCTCGGCGGGAACAACGTCATAGCTGCTGCCATTGATGATCGCTGTCTTTCCCATCTTTTTTATGGTGACCGCGTCCATGCGCGCCGCCATCCGGTCAAAGGGGTTAGGCATTGATCTTAACTTCAACAACGGTGGTGTTTGCCCCTGCATCTTCCCAGGCGATGCCCGCGGCAACGGCGTCCGTTTCTTCGATCGTGATTTTGCCGTCCTTCAGATACACCTGCGCCCCGGCAGTAACCGCATCTGCGGAAACTTTTGGCAGGAGGAAAACCCCCTCAGTAAAACCGTCCCCGGTATCGCCAGCAGGTATATCGGTAATTGCCACCGCGATAAGTTTTCCAACGACAACCGGGTCGCCGCTGTGAACATCGGTTGCACCACTGTTTACCAGAGGGATCGTTTTCCCGTCCTGCGCATAGTTCTTAGCCATAACTTCTCCATTCAGCCCCTTGCGGGGCCGGTTTCAGGTATAAAAAAAGCCCTTACGGGCGTCTGTTTGTCAGGACTGTTTTTTACTGACCAGTGGATTTGGTCATGCCGCGATAGTCCAGCGGTGCAACACCGGCATCAATACGCACTTTCGTGGCGATACCATCAGTGGTGAAACCTTCCTGCTGATCGATGTACGGCGTGTCGACGCCATTGAGATAAGCGACCTCAATAGTGTCGGTGCCCTTCGCGGCAGCCAGATACCAGGCTTTCGCATCAGCTTCATCCAGGCGTGGTTCGGCAATGACTTCTGCAAAGTTCTGGATAGGGTTAACGATCCCGGCATTGATGTCTGCACCTTTAACACTGGCCGACTTGATGGTCTGATTTGCCAGAGTTTCCAGGGCGACGGGCACCAGCATGTAGGCCGGACGGATATTCAGGGTTCGCTCCCCCTCCTTCTGCAGACGCATCAGCTTGCGCGATTCGTCCAGGCTGGCCACAGAAATTGCGCCCGCGCTCAGGTTCTTGTGATCGGCATGGAACAGCGCCTTTCCGTCTGAGAGTTTCGGGTTTTTGGTCAGAATGGCGTAAACCAGATCGCCAATCGTTGCTTTCGCCGCGCGCCCCATCTTCATCGGTACGTCGGTAAGCTGGTTCAGATCGTCGTTAATGATCGCCTGGCGGGTTACTGAGAAGATTTCACCATATGTGGCAAGCGCGATGGTTTCGCCTTTGTCACTGGTAGTAATGTACTTGTACTCAGCCCCTTCGCGAACCTGTCGCAGAGAAGGGAAACCGCCAAGGCCGACACGATGCGCCGTTTTGAAGTCCGACAGCTGGCCTTTTTTGGTCCACTGCTCGAAGGTCTCCTGCGCCTCTTCCCAGCCCTGAAGCAACGCTTTGTTCGCAACATCGAGCAGAATATTGCCAAAATCAGAGGTGCTGTGCGTCAGCGCCAGGCCAACCATCTGCATCGGGTTGTAGCTGGCCACGCCGATACCTTTTTCTGTCAGGGCCATACGCGCATACTCGCGCAGCGTCATACCGTTATAAACGTTATCCCGCTCCTGACCTTCGAACCCGGCACGCGCCATCAGTGCCTGGCGAATACCATCCGCGACGAAGTTACCGTTGCCCGCATGAATATGCGGCTGAGTGGTTTTATTGGACGGCGTGGCCGTTTTACCGAGTTCTGCCAGCAGCAAATCTTTCGCCTTATCGACGGAACAATCAGGGTCGGCCACACACTGATTCTGCAGTTCCATGTGCTTATTGCCGAACATGGCAAAGAGATCGCCGATAGCGTTAACACGGGCTTTCTGCTCAGCCAACACCTGCGCGCGGATCGCATTTTCATCCGGTGCCGGGTCTGTTTTTGCCTGCGGTGCCTGAGGCTGGGTAATAACCGGATCACGCTGGGTAGTGTTGCGCGGCGGGGTGATCATGTTGCGAATGCTTTTTGGCATTTTTTCAAATTCCTCAATACGTTTTGAATGAATACAGGACATAGCCTGAAGGGATGGTGTCACCTGGTCGGCAAAACCCAGTTCAAGGCACTCGCTGCCGTTCATCCAGGTTTCGTCCTCCAGCATTGCCGCAATTTCTTCGGTGGATTTTCCGGTTTTCTGCGCATAAGCCGGGATAAGAACGGATTCAACCTTGTCGAGAAGATCCGCATAGTCGCGCATATCGCTCGCGTCACCACCAGCAAACCCCCAGGGCTTATGGATCATCATCATCGTGTTTTCAGGCATGATGACCGGATTGCCTACCATCGCAATCACCGAGGCCATGGAGGCCGCCAGACCGTCGATATGCACGGTAATCGCCGCGCCGTGATGCTTCAGCGCGTTATAAATAGCAATACCGTCGAAGACATCACCACCGGGCGAGTTTATATAAAAGTTGATGTGGGTGAGGTTCCCAAGTGCCCGGAGATCATTGACGAACTGTTTCGCCGTTACGCCCCAGTACCCGATTTCGTCATAAATAAAAATGTCGGCCTCGCTGTTATTGCTGGCCTGCATGCGGAACCACGAATTACTTTTTGCGCTGGCTTTCGGACGGTGGCGCGCCCGGTTCTTTGGCTTCGGCACTGGTGCCTCCTTTATCATTGGCGGGGTCGGTGTCAAACACCAGGCCCTGTTCACGGTTCTCGTCAACCTCCGCTTTACGGCGTGACTTAACATCATCCGGGTTGCGACCGCTGGCACGTATCCAGTCGGATTCAGTAGCAGCACCGCCGCGGATCTGCGTTTTCCAGGCATTCGCTTCTTTAACGGGATCAATCCATGGCATAACGGGCCCCGAATAAACCGCGTTATAAAGCGAGTCCATATCGATGCCTCTCGGCAACTTGATTTCTCCGGCAGCAATAGCCATCTTCAGCCAGGCCCGGTACATGGGCCGGGTCACTGAACCGATGAACCAGTCCTGAAGAATCAGATAGCCGTCGGTTGACTCGACAAGCTCCTGCCGCTGGGCACTGTACGTTCCGTTGTAGTTTCTGGATGTGCTGGAAAAGCTGAGGCGACTGCCGGCGGACACGGCACGCAGCTGTCCGTTACGAAACGACTCGAGGTTAGGGTTCGGGCGATCGGATTTAATCATCCCGATTTCTTCCCCGGCCTGCAGCTCGTCATAGAGCATACCGGGCTGAATCATCAGCTCGCGGTCATCGCTGCTGGAATCAGACTCGAAGCTCTGTCCGTCGCCTTTTTTGATATACATGCCGAGCGCGGCAGCAATTCTGGCAGCGGTAAGCTCAGAGTCCTCGTACTCTTTCAGCGCGCTCAGACGCATCAGAACACCTGACAAAAGAGACGTTCCGCGGGTCTGGTGCAGGCGTCGTGTGAATTTGAGATGAAGCATGTTTTCTGCATCTATCTCTTTGGTATCGAACTGACGCCCGGATACTGGCAGGCTTTTATAGACCTGATATTTTTTCGGGCGCCCCCAGTTATCGACAAAAACGCCCTGATTGAGCTGGGTGGCGGCATCGCTGTTCATCGGCACGAAGTCCGGCTCCAGCGCTTCCAGCCAGAACGGCACGCCAGCAACCGGCTGAAGACCATTTCCGGTACCGCGAACCAGCTGAGCAAATACCTCACCGTCCCGGAGCCACGTTCGCAGCATCAGCCGCTCCAGCATGGGGCGGGTAAACTGGGTTGTAACATCGGGTCTTACGGACCATTCGCCCCACTTTCTGCGGATATCAGTGGCCAGCTTTTTAGCTATCTTCCCGTTAGTCAGCATCGGATGCGGTTCAACTATGATGCCCTTCGCACCCACCACCCTTTCTTCCAGCTTGTCGAAAACGCCAATCACCAGATCGTGGTTGTTGTCCAGCCAGCGCGCCTGCTGCCTCAGTGAAACCGCCCCCATCTGGCTGAGCTGATCGGCTGAACGATTTTCCTTCTGGGCTTTGTGGGTACGCGTTTGCTTTACCGCCTCATACGCCTTAATAACTGCGCGGGCACGCAGGCGTGAGGCTTTCCAGCCTGGTGAAAACAGGCCAATCGCATCATCTAAAAAACTCATCCAAACCTCGCCAGCCTGTAGCCGGGTCGCCCGCGGCGTTTGTTATTGAGCGTTGCCAGTCGTCGCTCCCATTCCTGACGGCCTTTTCTGATTTCCGACAGGTTTTCGAGCGTCATCTGCTGCCCGTTGAAAGTGATTGATTTCCCCTCCAGAACAGACAGCTCGGCTGCAGCGTAGCGGTCGATCATGTTTTGAATATCTGCTGGATTCACACCCAACCTCCTGACGAAGACCACGGATTAGCCTGCTCGGTTACGGGCTTCTCACGTTTTGGTTTTGATTTAGATTTAGGTGCAGGCGGCGGGGATGGCATTTCGCCAGCTTCCGTCTGCGTGTCCTCGATCCACGTTTCCCGCCGTGCCCACTCAGGAGCTGACGGCCATTTGATTTTTTCGTAACCACTAAGGATGGCGAGCGCGTCGGCATAAACGAGCAGGTCAAATGCTTCGTTTGCGCCCCGGCCGGGCTTACTCCATTTCCCTTCATTCGAGCGTTCCTCATACGTCAGTTCGTCATAGAACCAGCTGCCCAGCCAGGCGGGGAAATGCACATAGCCAGGGCCGGGTGAATCACGCCACAGTGCATTATTCACCCGGTCTTTAAGGGCATCGGTCTGGAGAAGATAAAGAGGCACATCACCCGTCGCCTGTGCCCGGCGCGTTGATCTGCCCGTGTTGTCGGGAAACGTTCGCTGGATAAGTTTGCTGCGCCTGACGCTGTCCCCCTTGAAGAGATAGATACGCTTACCCAGCCCTTCACGACGACATCTGCGCCAGAATTTGTAGGCATTATCCGTCACGCCATCTTCACCCCCTGAGTCCACGGCCATCGACATCAGCCGCATGCCCTTTGACGGGTCAGCTGCGAGTGGCCACGTTTTATCAAAGACGTCGGTGAGTAAAAGATCCCAGTCCTCCGGGTAGCTCGCCGGATCCACCTGTAGGCTTTCCCCGTTGCCGTCGCAGCGCAGCGAATGCCGGATGTTGTAACGGTCAACTATCCAGCGCTCACCCATACTTCCATAACCCGTAACCTGCACAACAAAGCGCCGGTTGCGCCCGGCCTGCACGTCCACGGTCGCAGTGAGAAACTGCACGCCGTCCGGTACCGAGCGTTTTGGGACTTCTTCGGCACGCTGCTCAAGCAATTCACTTTTACGCTGCTCCATGCTGGCCCGCGGCAAATAGGGCCTGCCGAAATCGGTGTTGATCACCGTCTTCAGGGTTTCTTCGCTGCGCGTGGATTCATATTCCTGCTCGGCGGTCAGGAACTTATAAATAAGCTGCGCCCAGGTCTGGTAAGCAGCTGCAGGACCTTCCATCCAGAAGGAGGCAATACGGGAACGACGGCCATCACCGCTAACCTGGCCTTTCCTGTCGATGGTTTGCCCGTCCCGGAGCCAGACACATTTCATGTTAAGCGCACGCTTCATGTCCGGTGTGATCCTGCCTTTACAGGCCGGGCACTGTAGAAAAGCCGCTTCGCTGGCAAGCACAGGATCGCTGCTGTCGCGGTACCCGGTCATATTGCCCATTTCCGGCTGGAAATATTCGCCGCAATGCGGGCATGGCCAGTACAGACGGCGGCGGTCACCACGGTTATAGAGCGATAAAATTCCGGTGGTCGGAGGGGCTTCATGGGGCGTGGAGCGCCGCCATTTTGTGTCTCTGATATCCCTCCCGGGCGAGCTTTCAACCAGCGTCATCCCAGAGGACATGAATGTCGTGGTACGCTTCGATGCCAGTGAAAAAGCATCCCCCTCCCCGTCGATATCTTCCGGAAAGCGGTCATAATCCGTCAGCGCCACACTCTTATAGTCCGAGGACGACATGATATTGACGGATGGCCAGCCAAGCTTCAGATAGTTACCGGCGCGGAATGTACGGTCGTAGACGTTGTTATCGTTACGTCTTGGGCTTAGCCGGGTTTTAACTTCAGGGCTACAGCGAAAAGTACGGTCCAGGCGTTTTTTGGAATGCTCGCGCGCTTTTTCCTCAGATACCTGAATCACAAGCATATCTGCCGGATCGCAGACAATGTTATAAACAATCCAGCCGTCAATCAGCCCGATGGTTTTACCCGTTCGCGCCGGGCCCACAAACACCACCGCATCGTATTCACGCGATGCCAGGCAGTTCATCGGCTCAATCACATAGGGTGCCAGATCCGGATCCCATGGAACTGAGTTTCCCGCCCCCATTGGCACGCGCATATAAGTACTGACCGCATCGGCCACCGGCATACGACGCGGGGCTCGTAAAATACCGGAGACATCGCGGCGGATGTCCCTGGCGGATGCCCGCTTTGCCATCAGTCCTCCTCAGGCTCTTCCTCCTCTTTTTCAGCGTCCTGCACCCTCTCCGCCATCTGGTCGCGCAGATCATCGATAACGCTTTGCACACGAACTACCGCAGCAGGCGTTAAAGCACAGTCGCGCTCGAGCACATCCGGGAGGGTTTCAAGTACCATGACGACGGCTTTCGCCATCAATGAGAATTCTCGCGCCACTTCATTTGCGGGTATTAACTGCCCCGTATCCTGTTCGAACTTCAGCCTCTCATTCTCTGCTTTCCAGTGGGACAGCCTGTCAGAGGGGGGCATATCATCGATGTTGGCCGAAACGGTAGGGATCATCAGTTCGGTCAGAATGTCGGTCACCAGATAGAGCTTTAACTTGCTGTTGCTGCCTGGAGCAGGTTCAACATTTTTCAGTCTCGCGGCAACCGTCTGACGGTGTACGCCGGTTATCCCTGCCAGCTGGTTGATATTGAGTTTTAAAGTGGCAATTTCCTGGTCCATGATGGTGAACACTTTTTGAACGATTCGACATCTTGCGAAAATGGCCTCTAATTAAATCAAAGGCCTGCGCACATGATGATGATGACCCTGGATCCGAAAAACTAGCCGTTTCCCGCGAGCGCGCCGCCCCGTGGAAGGCCACCCTGCCAGGAGGACCCATGAGTGATAATAAGAACTATTTAAAAATATCGAGTTGACACAAATAGAAAAGCCACCAGCATTGCCGATGGCTTTTCATTTTAATGCCTAAGATTAAAACTTATTCTGATTTATATCCATAAAGGAGCAATTCTGCACTTATGTCATATACATCATTTTCATTTTTCTTTTGCCAAATTATGTCCATAACTTCTTCAGTGGAATTATTAAGAAAACTTAAAGCATTTGGGTCTTCTTGCGAGTAACCCAGCAATTTTCCCAGTTCAACTCCATTTAACGCAGAATAGACGAAGTTTTTACCTATATAATCATCTACTTTATTAGCTTTTACGATATCAAGAAGATTTTCCATTTGGTTCTCCTGTGCAAGGATATACAGATTATCAGGCTAAAATCTTTTTTCACACTTTTTGTTATTGTTTTTTATAGTTTTTCCCCTATGCAACTTGCTTGCCACCGCTTGTTATGCGCAAGGATGTCTTTCTTCATCTGGCGGTCCTGAACATCGATATCGTGAACCGATAGATAACCAGGCACCTAACACCAATCTTGCTGCCTAAGAAAAATCTCACTTCTTTCCGCTTACGCTTGCTGATCTCTGGCTACATGCCAAGATATCCAAGACTCTGATGCGGAGAATGCCAACTCCAGGGAAACATCGATAAAAAGAGCATGTGAAACTGAGACTCCGGTAGCCCTCCTTGTGGGGGCTTTTTTTTCGGATTGATGCGCTTCGCTTGTTAAATATTGAGTCTTTTCTAGAATTTAAAGGTGCTTTGCTATGTCAGGTAAAGCCGTCGTTCAGAAATACCCGTGTGCTCAAGGATGAGCCATCCCTAGTTTTTCCTTTCCAGCTCTATCTGCCTAATGCCTGCGAAGTTATTGTTGCCCTTCTCAATCACTGCCAGCAGCGGCTTAATCCAGAGCACGGCCTGGCAGTACGTCATTGAGCGGGCGGCAGCGGTACTATCATCGGCTGCGTCAGTTCCGTCGGTATCGGCGTGCATTGCGCTGGAACGTAAACGGTACGCGTATTCGAGCAGCCCACCAGCAATGTCAGTAGGAACAGGCAGATCACAGGTTTTTTCACGGTGGAGAATCTCCCGGTATTCGATTACGGTATCTTCGGTGCTGGTGTCGATCAGGGAATTAAGCCTGTTTGCATGTTCTGCAACCTGATTGAATCGATTGAAGTTGAATGTTTGGGTGGCGATCACCTGCCTCTGCAAAGAGTTGTCACTTCGCAGAATGTCGTTATCGCTCTGAAGGCTACTGGCGTCGGAGCAACTCTTAACGAGAGCGACCGAAAGGCCAGCAATAACGACAACGCCGATAAGACCCGGATTAATTTTCATTGGTCGAGCCCCCAGCACGTCAACGCACTTTCCTGTTCGCGCCGCTCAACCTGCCCATAACAGCCATTCTTTTGGCCTTTAGTCAGGCGGCAATCACGTCCACCGTCCTTAATCCACCAGCGGATTGCTTCGCATGCCCCTTTACGGTCACCAGCATTGATGCGCTTATAGAAGGTCGATGGGAAGCATTTACCGGGGCCGATGTTATACGGGCAGAAGGATGCGATACCCACTTTCTGTGGCTCCGTCAGAGGCACTTTGATATTGCGATCAACCCAGGCTAATGCTTTATCGCGTTCAATAGCGTTAACCTTCCGGCATTGTTCCTCAGTGGCCGTCATGCCCTTAACAACACGCCTGCCATCGATAACGGTCACGCCGTGACATAAAGACCAGACCCCACCCGGATCAACAACGGCCACCAGCGCATTGCCTTCTTTCTCGCTGATGAACTGGTCAAAAATGAGTGGAGCAGATGCACCTGATGCGATTAGTGCCAGCACTGCTGCGCTGAGTTTTGATTTATTAGACATCATTCACCTCGCGCAGCTCTTCGACGGTCTGCTTTTATTTGGAAATAGAGGTTGGTGAGAAAGGTGAGCAAGCCGAACAGTAAACTACCGATCACACCTATAGCCGCCCACTGCTCAGGGGAGTAACCATCAAGAAGTCTTCTAAACCAGTAAATGGCACTACCTCCCGATGCGCCGTAGGAAATGCCAGTAGTTATTTTGTCCATTCGATACATGCTCTCACCTCGCTCTATGCGGGTGCTGTCGTGAGAATAAAAAAAGCCCGCTTTTGAAGGCGGGCTAATGAGTTGACTATTTGTAAGGTAGGTGTGAGTAAGGCCTATGCTCAGGAGTGAAGCTGTATCGGCTGATTCACTATCGGTCCAAGAGAACCACAGGGCATTCAGTTACTTCCCACAACTCAAAGAGTAGCAGCAGTTTGCAAAACCATAAAAAAAGGCCTGCTTTTTATGGCAGGCTCTCAAGGAATTTGAAGCTTGTATTGTTGTTTTCATGGTGCCGGGTGCCTCCCGGTGACTCTACCCCAGTCAGCAAAGCCGCGCGCATACCTGCAGATAGCAGTTGACTGGAACGCCCTTTCGCTTAGAAAGGATTCACCACGCAAATAAAATACGTCTCATTCATTCCCACAGTCAATGATTGCCTGTCGCGAGACCTCTCAGTACGATGGGAAACAAAAAAGGCCGCCTACTGGCAGCCTTGTGAAAATAATTATAGTCACTTACATCTGAACGCTTCAGGGATAGATGGGTTTTCTCCAGATCGGCATGAAGGACACCACGATTGAATAATGTGCCTACCATCGCCCATATCCCTGAACCCAAAGTCTTCAGTTTTATAAAACACATGCACACCTGCATCTGCCGAGCACTTTGGGCAAGACTTATAGTCAACACCATCATGCACAGCATCTTGTGAATCGTTTAAAGAACATTCACAGACAGCACAAATACCCATACAGCTTCTCCTTGCGTTAACTGAAGGACAGCAATAGCAAAGCACTGTGGATATATCTTTGATAAAGATCGCTTTTTTGGAGTTGCAAGAGGTGCTTAAGCAGATTTCGAAGAGACTACTCTTAACAGCTTACGATAGTTTTTGCGTACGCGTTAGTTTTTTCTTATGATGGTAGCAAACGAATTTCCCTGGATTAGCGATGAGCTTCAAAGACATCTTCCCATTTCTGACGTTCATTCTTGGCATTTTTTTTACAGGTCATATTGAAGGGAGAAAAGAAAAAGCAAGAATAAAAACACTTAAGAAAAATGTTCTTCTTGAACTTGAAGATGAGCTTTCTATTCTGGAAAGGTCGATCAAAGTAACAAGTGAAAGCATTTATACTAGAATGATGAAACCGAACAATTTTCAGCATATCTCTCTCGGTAAAAGATTCAACCCTATCCTTTTGGAAAAAAACATTAATGATGTTTACTCTCATTTCAACAGGGATACAAGAATAGCTTTGAAAAATTGTTTACTACTAATGAATCAAATAAAAGAAAAATATAATTACGTCTGTGACAACTGGAAAACTGATAATATAAAATGCCGCGCCAAAGAAGAATCTATGCTTTACAGCATGTTGAGTCTTTACTATCTCTTAAACAAACTTAAAAATGAAAGGGATAGGTTCAGTCTCCCTGACATTCCTAACGATGAAATCGTAGATAGAGCAGCGGAGGCTTTACAAGTCCTCCGCCCGTTGAAGAAGAAGTAATTTATGCTTGTTCAACTAAGGACAATACTCCATTAATAAACCCCAAGGCCGTGTGGAGGTCTTTTCTTACTGTTCCGTCTGAGCATTTCCTTTTCTTGGCGATTGCTCTTAAAGAAATTCCGGCTACAAAGTGAACGATTATTAACTCGTATTCGTCAGGCTTATACTTCTTAAGACGCGCGACACAACTATCAATCATTATCCCTTCATCGTCATCACATTGCAGGCGTGACTTTTTACCGTGCGGCAGTAATCCTTTAAAACCAGCAGCTATGGGTTGCCAGTCGACTCCACTGCTATCAGCTGCAGCCCAGGCTCCCCAACGATCCATCACCTCGTACATGTCACGCATTTTTCTCTCCAATATCCTCGATAATTATCATTCCGGTTTTGCCCCATACTTTTGATGTCCGGGCGTCCCAAATGTGGGAATCATCCTCAAACAAGGCGTCCAACAGAGATTTTGTTAAGTTGTCCAGATCGGGCTTTTGCTGATGGGGTTGTCCGTCCATAGCTGCGCGTTTTTTCTTGCTCCAGCTCGTCGGCATCGGCAAAACGAATGTGATATGTGCGCCGTTCTCCGGCACCCGGATTCCATGCAAGTGGGCCTCATCGCAAAACATGCGATAGCGCATCACCGGCGGGCGCTGCTTCCACTTATCAGCGCGGGTCATGCGTGGTTTTCCGACAGGAGTGATGAGATATTTAGGCATAGAGCACTCCCAGCTCTAACTGGACCTGCTCCAGCAGCTGCAACTCGGTACCGAAGTTTCTCTCCCATTGCTTACGGCCAGCATGAATGGCCACACCATAACCGCCGTTGCGATGGTGCATATGGCACAGAGGAATTGATTTCCGATGGTCAGCGCGCTGGCTTGCGCCCTGCCCGGTTCGGATGTGGTGGATTTCCGCAGGCGTTTCGCCCAGGTTCTGATTTCTGCACACGATGCAGCCCAGTGCGGCCACACGCGAAAGATGGAGGCTATCTGCTTTCTTCATGCTGGACCACCAGCATAAGCAGAAACACCGCACATAGACGGGCGGTGAGAGTTGTTTAGGGTAATGCTCTGCGCCATTTTGATTCCTCAGGTTGGCGCAGTAATCAGTGGGTGTTCAGCCCGTTTGATTATTATAAATCAACACTTACGGCTTGAGAACCTTAAGGTCATTTCGCAAGGAGTTTAGGTTTACAACCCGATCTTCATCACCCAGAACCTGGGATGAAAGCCTGTCACCTTCCCGGCGAATCAGTGTGCGCAAGGCATTACTGGTCACCAGGTAGTCGGTGATTTCACCATCGCTAAGACATAAAACAAGCAGTCCGTCTTTGGTGAGACCGGCGGCAAATTCATTCAATTTCATGGGCACATCCCTAAAATGGATTTCCCCTTGCGGGGGCTGTCCTTTTCTCCCTGCATACTGATTTCATTAAGGGTTCCGCTAACCAGACGTCTAATAGGTTAGAAAGAGCAATTTCGTTTAATTGTTCTGTCTAACCGATCGGCAATCAATACACAGGAAGCAGTCGTTTTTTGCTAAATAACTGGCCTATCATCAGTGTCAGTTATTTTGTTTAGCAGGTGAGTTACAACGCCAAGCACATCGGCATCATCAAGCGCATCACCTTCAATAGCCTCACCATCTGTTGTGATAAGAGCTTTTCCCTGCACTGTGGCAAGGTCCAGTCTTCCGCAGAAACAAATCAGCACTATGTCGCCAACGCCAGGCGTTCTGGCAACATTTATTATCGCGTACCCGGCTGGTGTTTCGATTGTTCGGCAATTGCAGTCGTTGCCGAAAATGTTGACGAGTGAGATTGTCTGTTCTGCATAGTCTGCTGCTGATGATGGATAACCCATGATAGCCACCCCTGACAATTAACTGTATATTTATACAGTAACCCTATGTGCACAAATGATCAATGCCTTAAGAGCACAAATTGCCTGTTATTTGTCAGCAGGATAAATCAGAATCCAATTTAATTATTTGAATTTAATAGATTTATCAATTAATTATGACTTCCAACTGACATAGCTAAGGTAGATTTTCGCCTATCAAAGGCAAAGCAAACTACGAAGGGATTGCATCGAATTCACGACCTCAAGCGGTTTTCGACCATTTCTGTCGCTGTATAAAAAGTAACAAAAAACCTCCCTTAAGGAGGTTTTTAATTTTCGCGAAGTGTTTAATGCCCTAAGCGTTTAACCGTAACTGCCATAAGGTTGATTAAGGCAACTGCTACACTCCCTAATGTGCCTATAGCAACGTTACTCATTTCAACTATACCCAACCCAAGAAGAATAAAAAGGACCAAGCATGTCAATATGGTTAAACAAAAGACACATAAAAGCAGTGAAACAAAAAGCCTAAAGAAAAGACTTTTTTTATAATGTCGCATTTAAGTCCCCTTAAATGCGAAGAAGTCACCGGAGTTGTTCAGGCTCCGATGACATGATTATGGCGGGTTGATGATGGAAAATCAAACAAGAAGATTCATGCTTCATAAACAGAATCGTTCGCAGCAGTAATACGACTTTTAATCGACAGCCCTGTGAAGCAATTAGTCATTGAGCACGTCTGCCACTTATGCCAAAGCCCTCCATTTATGGATACTTCTAATATGTCGTCATTCCCTTTAATCCTGACCCCCTCATAAAGCATATCAAGTCGCTCAATCACTAATCCTCCCGGTACTTCCATCCTGATTACTAGGGCAAACTCTCCGGGTGCGCTGCGTATCGTGATTCTTGCTCCAATACACTCTACATCCCAATTGTCTGTTTTGGCGTGCCACTCATTCTCATGGATAAGAAGAGTTTCCTGGCCGATGGAATTACAAAATACGCCCGATAGGAGCATCGGCCCATCGGGATGTTCGGAGGGTTTTACAGATAATATTGGCTGCTCATTAACGACAATCAAATGCTGGCAGTTATGAAACTTGACCCCTGCGAATTTGACTGTTATCGGCGCATTATGAAAATCAAACATTTCACTTGCAAAACCCTCCTGCCTACACTTCGGGTTACGATCAGCCATTTCAACCGTATGCGCAGACAGCCTTCCGCGCGCTCGTTTTTGATTACACTGCGAGCAAAGAAGCGTCATTCCCTTCGGGTCATGAACTTTTGCATCCACAAAGTCAGGTTTAAAATGCTCGTAGTCATAAAAACCAAACCCGCAAATCACACAGCCAAAACCACATCGCCGCCTAACTTCTCGCTTAACCTCTTCAGGAATGTAACGTGATAGACCGTGTTTGTTTTTTCCTTCCATAACTGGACCAAGAAAAATGAGATAATTCTTACTCTATCAGAACATATCATAATTGTGTGGGCTTGCTTACAACCTCCCCCCTTTTTTTTGGGTGAGTTCTCATTCTAAAACGCCACATCCTACTAGAATGAGACCCCGGCAACTACACGGGTTAGGTACTTTTCCCCTCAGTCCACCAGCCCTCGGTGTAATTTGTGCATTTGAGAAGTAATAAATTGCTCTCTTTGCCCCCACCAACTCTTTCCATTTTTCTTGAAGCAACTGCCGGGCTGCTGCCACTCCATCAGGTGGGAAAGAAAATCCCGCGCGGATGCCTCGGCAACCGTTCGAACAGCGGACCTCTGCAGAACCCCAGTTCATTCCCCGGCTGCGGACCCTCAGTGCAGGAGGCATGCCGCATACAGGGCATTTCGGTAAATCAGTCATTTCCCATCCCCTGCAGCAGATGTTTGTGGCGACGCAGCTCGCGAACGGCACCCTGCAGACGCTGCAGGTTTGCCAGCTTCGCTTTCGTGCGGCGGATTTCAGTCGAGATATAGCGCGAGGACGGAATAATCAGATCATCCGGACGGCTGGCGAAAGCCGGGATATCCCCAATAATTTCTACCAGGGTTTTGCTTTCCGGTACCGATGCGGCTTTGACTTCCGCTGCTGCGGGCTCCTGCTGCTCTGGCTGTATTGCCGGGCCCCCCGCCAGGCTCCAGGTGATGTTTTTCCCGTCCACATGGCGCAGCACCAGACCGTCCTTGCACATTGCACCTAGCGAAGCATTCAGGGCTCGCGGGCTTTTACCAAGCTTTTCAGCGACCTGATTGGCGCTCATAGCCCCCTGTCCCTGCATTGCTGACAAAACCCTCTCCACCAGTGGGGATGTCTGCTTGGGTCTGATACGCTTCGGTTTCTGCTCTTTCGCGGTACCGAGAGACCATGCCCCATCGTAAAAATCACATAACCCCTGCTCTTTCTGCTCGCGCAGCATGTTAAGCGCTTCAACGGGCTCGATATCCAGACGGGCAGCAACCTCGCGATATGTCGCTTTTTTCATGGCTCTCAGTGCATCAAGTACGGTTTCCATAAATATTCTCCTGATAAAATTCAGTTAGATCAGACCCTGAAGCCCGCTTTTGCCGCGGCCTCAATGTCGTTTTTGTAATATTCATCGTCAAAGGAACTGCGCATCACTCCGCTGTGAGCGACAGGTGCCAGTTTCAGTACCAGGTCATCCCATTTTTCACGCAACTTCGCCGGGCTCAGCACGTTTCGGCACCAGAACGGGTCGCTCTGGACTCGCTTGAACATGTCGCAAATCTGGCGGTGTGTGCGCCCGTCGATAGTGCGCATCAGCCGGATCTCGTTTGCCCATGCGTTCCAGTTTGGTTCTCTGGGGCGAGCAATTTCACCATCGGTTTCGGCTGCCTGTTCATACAGAGTTCGGATCCTGGAAAATATCCAGCTTGCGCATTGATGATCTTCTGGTGTGCCCCATTTTTTCGTGGCCGGTATTTTTTTGGCTGAATCTTCGCCGTCTGGAGATTCGCCAGAATTTCCGGACGAAGAGATCTGTTTTAATGATGGATCTGTAGTTACTGACGGATCGTGTCCAGATTCTGAACCCTGAGAACCCTGTTTATTCGCGTTTTCTGAACGTTCGGGATTTGAACGTTCAGAACCTGAATGTTCAGAATCTGAATCATCAGGGTTGGCTAACCCCTTGTTTAATGGGTGTCCAGATTTTGAACGTTCAGAATCTGAACTCTGAAAATATGCTGCCGCCGTGCGTAATTTTTCAGCATTCAGCGTGTATAAATTAGTGCCGCTGCGCTGGCCGTTTCGACGTTCGGTACGGGTTAACCATCCGTCTGCCTCAAGCTGGGTTATCGCAGTTATCACAGTGCTGCGCCCGGCCCCAAGCTGGCGGGCAATGGTGGCAACAGACGGCCAGCACACCCCCTCATCCGAGCTAAAATCGGCCAGGCGAGCCATAACCAGCAGTTTTATGCCCTTGACACCCTGTGCGGCACAACCGTCCCACACCCAGGAAGATAATTTCACGCTCACGACTTCACCTCAGTGAACTTAATTTCAAACTCTCGGCGCCCTGTTTCACTGACGCCGGTGTGCCCCTCCCGGCGATATGACACGCGGAGCTGGGATGCACGTAAAACAGTCACCATGCGCCCGCGTTCGTCGCGGTACCGCTTCCCTGGAATGATTTCACCGCGGCGATCCACTGGCTCCTGAGCGGGTCGGTTATTCATCGCGTTTTTCATGCGCTCTGCCAGTGCGCTCGCTAATTCCTGAGAAGTACGCATAGTTGCCTCCAGAATGTTATGCAGCCCGATGGCTGTTCATGATTTGAACCTTTACGCCCACCAGCTGCGCCAGCGCGTCTATCGCTTCCAGAGTTTCTCGCCTGATTACCGGTTGTGGTTTCCCGGTGAATACCGCGTTGGTAGCTTCAATACACTCTTTGTTCACTCTGGCGGCCCGGTAGAGCATGCAGTCCTTCTGCTCCAGCTCGTTATCAATCGCGGCGCGCACCGCATAGCTCAGCGCCTCTGCCTGCTTGAGATAATTCGGCGTATCGTTTCTGAAGGCGCGCTGAATAACCTGCTTATTGTTGTGCAACCGGCGCGCATACTCGTCAGGGTCGGTTACGTCATTGAGAGTCAGCAGCAAATCACCAAAATGATGCGGGGTTATCAGCTGCGTGACCGTCTTCCAGCCCTTTTCCTGCGCCCAGGACTCCAGCTCGCATGCCAGCTTTTTGATTTCCATCAGTCAGTATCCTCCTGAGCTGTTGTGTTATTTTTTTGCTTGTAATCAGGCCAAATCTCAGCCCAATCGCTTGGGCGCATATCAGCTCGAGAAACCTTCCCATCAGTGAAGGTTTCGATAACGATGCATCGACTTGGCGAAATAGCAGCCCGCCCCGTTGCAAGTTGGGAGAGGTAAGATTTCGAAATCCCAAGGTGTTGCTCCAGCGCCTTGCGGATCTTTGGCCCACCGGCTTTCAAAAAGTCATTGAGTTGCATAATTGCTCCTGTGTGTTGAGTTGTAAGTTTATAAACCACTAAACATTAATGTCAAGTTTTTGCTTGTTTAGAAATTACTAATCAAAATGACTGCATGGACACAAAAGAAATCAGGCGCAAGCGCCTAGCGGCATGGTTTTCTAGCAGAACCTTGCCTGAGAAAGAGAAGAGCTACCTTTCACAGCTGATCAACGGCAAAGCGTCGTTCGGCGAGAGAGCAGCGCGCCGCATCGAAAGAGATTACGGCATGGCTCCTGGTTATCTTGATGAAGAGCCTAAGGGTGATGAGACACGATCTCCGCGACCATTTGACGCGCGCCATGAAGAATTGCTTGATCTGTTCGACAGCTTGGCTGAATGGGAAAAAGAGCAGCACATGGTAAACCTCAGAGCCCAAGTAAACTCAATAGACAATGAGCTCAAGGCAAGGCTGAAAGGTAAGTCCAAACAGGAAATCCTTCAGATCCTGAAAGACCTAGAGATAGACTAACTCCCCCAAAGGCCGCTTCTTGCGGTCTTTTTTTCCTCCAAATACAACCACACCCAAAATTTCACGCCTTTTTGTTTACTATTAGCTTTACATGTTGGTTTATTTGTTTATAAACTTAGTCCAACAAAACACGCAGTAATCAGTAAACGTTCCGCCTACCCGGCGATAAGGGTGATTAGCCAAGCAAAGTAGCAAACAGGGGTTCGAGATGGAAAAAGCATACGAAGAGTATTTCAACAGTCTGGCTGAGGGTGAAGAAGCACTGAGCTTTTCCGAGTTCATCCAGGCAGTTTCTTGAATGTGGCGTAAGCCAAAGTTTTGAAGGCGGTTTTCTCAGGTTGCGCGCTAAAGCATAGCGGGGAGAACCTGGGGCGGGGAGCAAACCCCGCGATGCAGGACTTGAAATACCTGCACAGACCAATAAGCCGCATGGCAGCGTAACTGCCCTTTACATCTGCCCTGGCGAGGTGGCGCCGCCGAACCAGGGCAGATGAATCGTCCACAACATGTAAGCGCATTCCTCTTTTCACTGATGGGGATCGGTTTGTTAACTGGCGGAATGCGCTTCCAGTTGTGGGCAATCGCAACATGAGGCTGCGTGTAGTTTTGGTGGTATATGCGTTTCCCGTGGTCCATGCATATACCACCCTTTTTAAAGCTGGTTTCATAGTGGAGTGTTCATATATGGATAAGACACAATTAACACCGGAACAACAAATTGCCTGGGCACAGGGAAAACTCGTCACTTCAGTATTTCTTCGTGATGTTGCCGGATGCCATGCCGCCTGGAAAGTATTACGGAAATACAGAAATTTCGTTGTGCATCGCCAACCTCATCAGGAATGGCGAAATAATTTGAAAGTAATTTAATTTTACCAATCTAAAACCTATGCCTTAAACGGCAGGGATTTTCACACCCTGAACTCTGGAGTTTAAAATGAAAGTAAGCATTACAACCGTTGAGCTGAATCTCGTTATCGTAAATAAAGAGATTGCTACCTTTAATATTAACGGTGCCATTTCAGGCGTAGTTCATTTGCCATCATCAGGCCCTGTAACAGTCGTGCTTGACGGTGGCTACGTGCTCGGTGAGTTTCATTGCCCTGTTTGCGCTGTTGAGCACATTAGCTTGCTGTCTGTGAACTTCGCAGAAGCGCAGAACGCTTGTGGCATGTCTTATTACGATCACAAACGCCAACAACTTAACTGATATGGATGACATCATTTGTCATTGCGCTGTTTGCTGCCACGAATATAAAAAATCGGAAATGCATGAAAGGAAAACAGACATATACCCCTTTAAGCGCACGATTTATTTATGTGAGCAATGCAATGAAAAAAGAGAAAGACGTAACGCGTTAAAAAATGTAAAGCGCGTTATTCGAAAACCATATCGCTAAACATCACCCTCCAAAAAATTTAGAGGTAATTATGTCTGTTGAATTAAAAGTTTTCGGCGGTGCTTATTTCCCAAAAGATAAAGCATTGAAAAAATACCCAGACTTAAAACCGCTTGCTACAGCAGTAAACTCGGCCACAAAAGCTATTGCTGAAGCTGTTATTTTCGGCAAGCTGGCGTCTGAACACCCTGAACATATTGATGATTATTTTAAGGTGAAAATCTGGGAGCACCGTGAGGATTTACCCTGCCCTGAGCTTGATGTGTTTAGCTCTGATTTTTTTGGTGATCACGTTGTCTGGAATACCAATAAAGGAGAACCAGCTGCTGCACCGCAACCAGAAACCGATACTATCGAAACAGGCCGTACCGCGGGCATGAAGATTGTACGCAACCTCGATCAGGACTCCCGCGCGGCATGCCTTGCCCTGTTCGGCGCAGTGGAGGAAATCACCGATTCGCAGTACGGCCAGGTTGTGGATTTAAATAATGATGACGATGGATGCTTCCAGCGTGAACTGGCCCAGGCCTTTGTGAAGGAGCCGCGAGTGTTTGCCCTAAGCGGTGAGCGGCAGGAAGAATTACTGGCGTGGGTGCGCAAAACCATGAAGGTTTCAACGCAATGGCCTGATATCAAAAAAGGGATAACTAAGTGGATTGATACTCCGGCCGCCAAACGTGAGCCCGCATCCCCTGACATCCAGCCAGACACATCAGCCAACCTTGGCGGCAGTAACCCTACCGATCGCAGCCCTGACCTGGCGCATAATCTCGCTACTCTCCGTCTGGAAACCGCGCTTGGTATTCTCTCGGTTGCTATGGATTTCGATATCTACGCCATACCATCCGAAATTATGCGCCGCGCCAAAGAAATCGAAAGTGCAGGAACAGACCCTCGCTTTTCTGCATGGTGGAATAAATTACGTGGCACGCCGGGAATTCTGGATTTCTCCCGCGCAGCCATTATCGCGCTGATTAAAACCGCTCCGGAAGACCTGTATCTTAGGCCGGTTGATCTGCGTGCTTACATTAACCGCAACCTCGTCGAATCTAACCACGCTAAACCGGATCAAAAAACTGTTGATATCGCATGCGGCAACATCAAGCAGGAGAAAAACAATGCTGAAACCAAACCGCCTGTACCTAGCGAAACTCAGCCACCAGCAGTTTGCCCTGCCAAAGCTGCGCAGCTCGACAAAGAACTCAACGAGGCATTCGCTCAGAGCCACGCACCAGAAGAGCAAGCGAGTGACCAGCCACGGGTGGAGAACCTGGGCGGCGGCGTCTTCTCTGTCGATGCATTGTTAAACACAGCCCCCTCAAATGAGGGCGAAAAACAGGAAGTACCGCCTGCACTAAGTGATCGCGAGATTGAAATCGCTCATGCATTAAACGAGTTGATGTCCGGCCGCACAAACATCGTTGATAAGGATGATGTCGAATATCTCATCGCCACCACGGGTAAAGATATCGAGCACCTTTTCCCGTTGCTGATTGCAGATATCACCGCGACTGAATTTTGTCTGTCGCCTGATTTCAGTGATGAAGAAGTACAGGATGTTGCCATTACGATTCTTGAAAAGTGGTCAGACGATATCAGCGTTCGCCAGAAAATAGCGCTTGATGCGATCGTGGAATACCGCCGTCCGGAACCACCAAAATCTGTCGTGCTCGATCCGCCGGCCGTTACTGCAAAGCCGAAAACCGAACCCGAACCAGCACCTGAAACAAACGCGCCGCTTTCGTCTGTTACCTACCTGCAACAGCTGACCATTGCAGCGCTGCAGGGCTTATGTTCCAACCCGGCATATTGCAATCAGTATGACGAATTACCGGCTATGGCCGCTGGGCTTGCCCTCAGCGTTGTCAGTCAGCAGGAGGTTGCAGAGTGAGTAAAGCAAAGGAAGTCATAGCCAATACCAGGTTTGCGGAATTCCCGGACACGCTGGTAACTCTGGAGCTGTGTCGCGCGTTTGCAGCCATAGAAAAACGCCGGATTGGTGAATCACTACGCGCATGCGCTCGCGTTCTGGCCGCTAAGGCACATGATCACCATCTTGTCAGCGTGCTGGAGGAAATGGGTCGAAGTCAGTTCCCGGAAGTCCAGATGACGAGAATACGTGACTGCATCAGGAGAATGGAATCAGCACTGAATAAGAACTTCAACACGTACGGGGAGGCTTTATGAGGCTGATAAGCCGCTGCAAGGACGACCCAGAGGGGCGGCAGGCATGCGCGGTTGTGTTGAAGCGTCATCATGAGCTTTTCGGTGATCACGGAAAGCAGCATTTGCAAACGCTATACACCGTGCGGATCCGCGGGAGAAAAATCACGGTCGAGGTTGTTAACCGGCCCCGGAGCTATGTGGCCACAACAATGACCCGGGCCCGACATCTGCAATGTCTCCCAGGGCTTGGCCGGTGATTTTTGGCAATCAATATACTATCTGCCGCTACGGTATCGTGGCGGCGTCATGGAGTTAAGCATGGCGCAAATCATTTTTGATGAAGAGTGGATGGTGGCGGGAAGGCTAACTGAGAAAACGGGGCTGGATGACAGGCAAATAAAAGCTTATCGCCTCGGAAGCTGGATTGAAGGGGTTCATTTTAAGCGAGTACCCGCGGTACCCGGCGGAGAAAGCAAACGCGCTTTGGTCTGGTACAACTTTCCGCTGATTAATAGATTTATTCAGGAAGCATGATGAACTTTCCAACCGGCGTTGAGCTTCATAACGGAAAAATCAGGATCACTTTTACCTATCGCGGCATTCGCTGCCGCGAAGTGCTCCGTGGCTGGGTGGTTAACAGCAGCAACATCAAGAAGGCAGGAAACCTTCGCGCCGTCATCGTGAGTGAGATCCAGTTCGGCCAGTTCGATTACGCTGCACGTTTCCCTGAATCAAAGGCGCTTAAAAAATTTTCGTCAACAAAGCGGATCACGACATTTAAAGAGCTGAGCGATTTTTTCATTGATACAAAGGCACTGGAGGTGTCGGGGGCTACGCTGCATTCACTCACATCTGCCGTTAACACACTGAAACGTGTTGTGGGAGAAAATACTCCCCTGGCTGATATTCAGCACGCCGATATTCTGAATTACCGCAAAGAGCTGCTGACCGGCAGCGTATTAAACCCTTCAATGCCTAACCTGGTTAAAAAGGGACGCGCGCCCTCAACAGTCAATAAACAGATGGCGGTTTTATCAGAAATGCTGAAGCTTGCTAATCGAAGTCAGTTTATATTACACGCTCCTTATGAGGGCGTGTCCCGGCTGAAGCTATCTAAGGCAGACCCCGATCCACTTCTACTTCATGAGTACCAGGCACTGATTGCCGCCCTTCCCCGAAAACTGGCTTTGATCATCATTGTAGCCGTCCACACGGGAATGAGGCCCGGCGAGATCTGTGCCCTGGCGTGGGAGGATATCGATCTGAGAAAAGGTGAAATTCACGTATCAAGAAGCCTGACGAACAAGCGGGTGTTTGTGCCGCCGAAAACTGATGCTGGTATACGAACGATCACCCTGCTTAAGCCTGCACATGATGCGCTGCTGGAGCAGTTCGAAATCACAGGCAATAACCCAAGGCAGCAGATCATTTTCCATCACCGGGAAATCGGCAAAACAGAGCCACAAAATCTGCGTTTTGTGTTTTCTCCTGAAAAGAAATCGTCAGTGAATGAGAGCTTTTTTTCCAAAAACTCGATTTCGTATGGATGGAAACGGGGCACTAAACTTTCGGGAATACGTGAGAGAAATCCTTATCAGTCCCGACACACATACGCCTGCTGGACGCTTATGGCCGGTGCTAACCCTTCCTTTATCGCCAGCCAGATGGGTCATGAGGATGCGCGCATGGTGTATGAGGTTTATTCGAAGTGGATCGGCGATATGAACCAGGACCAGGTCAACATGCTGAACAACCAGATGCCGACAGCCGTGCCCCCAGGACGCCCCCAAGGTATTGGGAGTATTAAAAAAGTCATTTAATTTCATGACGCTGATTCCAAACTACATAATCAGCGTTAAACTATTCATACTATTTATTCTGGGAGAAAAGATGATGCGCGTACTGGTTGTTGAGGATAACGCATTGCTACGCCATCACCTGAAGGTTCAGCTTCAGGAGATGGGACATCAGGTGGACGATGCTGAAGATGCAAAAGAAGCCGATTATTATCTCAATGAACACCTGCCGGATATCGCCATTGTCGATTTAGGGTTGCCTGACGAGGACGGCCTGTCGTTGATTCGCCGCTGGCGCAGCCACGATGTTTCCCTGCCGGTTCTGGTGCTGACCGCTCGTGAAGGCTGGCAGGATAAGGTTGAAGTGCTCAGCGCGGGGGCAGATGATTACGTCACTAAGCCGTTCCATATTGAAGAGGTGGCGGCCCGCATGCAGGCGCTGCTCCGTCGCAACAGCGGGCTGGCGTCGCAGGTTATTTCCATCCCGCCTTTCCAGGTCGATCTCTCCCGCCGCGAGCTCTCAATTAACGATGAAGTCATCAAGCTGACCGCATTCGAATATACGATTATGGAAACGCTGATCCGCAACAGCGGCAAGGTGGTGAGTAAAGATTCTTTAATGCTTCAGCTCTACCCTGACGCTGAACTGCGCGAGAGCCATACCATTGACGTGCTGATGGGACGACTGCGTAAGAAAATTCAGGCCCAGTACCCGCAGGATGTGATTACCACCGTCCGCGGCCAGGGCTACCTGTTTGAATTACGCTAA